CGGTGTCGAGCGCGTTCCGCTCAACGAGCGGTTTCGAGTAGGGTCGGCGTTGTTGGATCACCCCGGCGATCCGAGCGGCCCAGCCGAGGAAATCATCAACTGCCGGTGCTCGGTGGCGCCGGTTGTGGAGGATGACGAATGAGCACGAAGGCAGCGGCTGTGCGGTCGGTGGCGACTCAGGAAGATGGAACGATCCTCCGTGAGATTGCCACCAAGACGCGCCAGGTGTCCGACAAGGAGCGAACGCTGGAGTTCGTGCTCACCACGCTTCACGTCAATCGATACGGCGAGGTCGACAAGCCGGATGGTGGACGGTTTGCCGAGTACAAGCTCAACCCGGTCGTGCTGTTTTGTCACAACAGCCACGATCTCCCGGTGGCGAAGACGTTGGAGCTATCGCCATCGCCGACCGAGCTTCTCGGCCTTGCGCGGTTTGCTGGCATGGAGCAGAAGCACCCGTTCGCGGACACCGTGTACTGTATGTATCGCGACGGCTTTCTCAACGCAACTTCAATCGGGTTCCGCCCGATTACGGTCTCGGAAGACAAGATCATGGAGGGACAGACAGGAATCACGATCCTCGAATGGGAGTTGATCGAGTGGTCGTGCGTTCCGGTGCCAGCGAACCCCTACGCGCTCAAGCGCTTTATCCGCGCGTATGGGTTGCCACCTGGAGCGACCGAGCGAGACCTCACCCAGGCGGTTCGGCTTGACAGCAAGCGGTGGTTCACGGCGGCCCGTGCCTGGACCCCGGTGCATCAGCCGGCGGAAGCCATCGTCACCGAGTTGCAGCGCATCGGAGACCCGAAGGATCGACTCGCCGTCATGGAACGGATGCAAGCCGCCGTGAAGGCCGGGCACAAGCGCCCGGTGTTCGTGGGGCGGGCTGGCTGTATCGACAAGGTGAATCGGTTCTTTTTCCAGTGCGAGCCTCCGCCCGGGAAGACGCAGGCCGGCATGGTCTCGATGACTCGAGATGACGTGCGGGCTATCGTGGAGGAATTGCGCGCTGCCGAGCCTGATCTGTTTGGGCCGGTGGCCGGCGAGACCGAGGAGCGTATGGCGCAGTTGGCGGCCCAGGTGGCAGAGGTCGTTGCCGGCAAGCAGCGTCAGGTGCTCAGCGATGAAGCGCTCGAGAAGTTGCGCACGGCGCATGATCTCATCGGCATGGTGATCGCGGAGGAGGAATCCGGGCCTCCGGCGGATGGTCAGACCGAAGAAGAAGATGAAGGGGGGGAGGAAAAGCCAGGAGACGAGAAGAAGCCCGAGGAGAAAAAGCCGATTCCGCCCAAGCCGCCGGGCGCAAAAGGTGACGACGAAGAGGAAGACGAGGAAGAGGAGCGCATGGCGGCTTACATGGACGGCGTGTTCCGGCGGTTGATGCCGGTGCCCGCAACGACCTAGGGGCGTTGGCCCCGGAGGAGAGAAAGATGGACGACAAGGAGCTTCTAATGAAGCTGACCGGGGTCATCGAGAAGAACGTGGCCCCGGTGGTCGAGCGCATGACCGCGTTCGATGCCCGGTTCACCGCAATGGAGACTCGGCTTACGGTAGCCGAGACGGCTCGCCCGGCCGGTGACGGCGCCGTGCTTCGCGTGGACGCGCAGGGGCGTCCCGTGGACGTGGCGGCAATCGCCGGCACCGCTGGAGGGACGGCGCCCGCCCACCTACGGAATCGCACCAAGGATTCCGCGCCACTCCTCGTCATGAACGTAGTCCGCGCCATCAAGGAGCGCGACTGGATTCACGCGAAGGAAGAGAAGAACATCAGCGACAAGATCCGGGCTCTCGGCTATACCACCGAGAGCCAGGGCGGCGTGTTCTACCCGCTGGACGTGGACTTCATCCCGTCCGAGATCGCGGAGAGGGATGCTCACCTCATCACCGAGATCAAGCAGCGCATGTCGCTCGCCACGCCGGACCCGAGCGAACTGATGTGGTGGTTGCGCCGCTACCCGCAGATGGCGCAAGGGTTCGGCCTCACGCAGCGCGATCTCTCCACCGTGGACGAGACCCTCGGCGCCGTGCTCATCGCGGCGATCCAGGGTGATCGAGTCATCGACTTCTTGCGGGCGCGGTCTGTGCTCGTGCGGGCTGGCGCGCAGGAGCTCCCGCTTCCTCCGGCCGGTAACATCTCGTGGCCGCGTCTGACCGCCGATCCGTCGTTCGTCTACGCGGACCCGGATTCCTCAACGGATCAGGCCACGAGCAACCTGGGCACGGGTGTGGTGCGACTCCAGGCGAAGAGCTTGCGCGGTTACATCACAATCCCCAACGACCTCAGCCGGTACAGTAACCCGGCGGTCGAGCTTCTGGCGCGTTCGGCGCTGGGCAGCAAGGCCGCCATCGCGGAAGATCAGCAGATGCTCGAGGGCATCGGCTCCACGCTGGCGCCCAAGGGCATCATCAACTACGACAAGAGCGCCGCGGAGACGGTGCAGGAGGGGAAGATCACTCTGCATGTCGCCGGCACGGTGGGCGCGAACGGGGATACGCTGACCCCCGAAGACATCGCGACCATCGGAGCGCTCTACGACGAGAGCAACGATCCGGATCCGGCAACCGCGTGGTGCATGCGGCCTCGCGTCTGGTCACACCTTCGCAACAAGCGCGCGGGTTCGGGCTTCGCGGCCGACGATGGCAAGGGGCCGTTCATGTTCCCGGTTTCCCGGGGCGACATGGGCAACGCGCCTCGCAAGGAACTGGACGGCGTGGCCGTCTACACCAGTACTCAGGTAAGCAACAACCGCGCGAAGGGCGCGGCGTTGGACCTCGACTACCTGCTATTCGGCAACTTCCGTCGGCTGCTGATCGGCCGGTCAGGCGCCGTCGAAATCACGGCGTCAGAGCACGTGAAGTTCCTGCAGGACAAGACGGTCATCAAGTGCATTCTCCGGTCCGACGCGGGTCTGGAGCACGAGCAGTCATTCGTGTTCACCGACACCATCGAGATCGGGTAACCGCGACAAGGGGACAGCGCCGGGCGGCATGGGGCCGCCCGGCGCTCCTCGAACCCCGCTGGGCGAGAGCTCAGAGGAAGGGAGGCAGGCTCCGATGAAGACGCTTCGTAAGCTGTTCGGCAATCTCCGATCTCACGGCGTGGTGACGCCGCTGTTCCACCAGCAGACCCTCGCACTGTTCGCCATGTTGGGCTGGGCGCCCACTTTGGCGCACACCATCCGCGCGCTCTTCCGGTCGATCCGGCATGGCGTGCGGCTATACGCATCAGTCGTCTTCGCTCTGCGACGCGTGGGCGCGACGTGGCGCGAAGCCTTCACGCTACCGCTCTCCATTCTGGCCATCGCGGGCGGAGGTCCCACCTGGATCGGTGACCTTAAGAACAACGTCGTCACCGGTGTCGTCTTGAACGTTGCGGCCTACACGGCAAGCGGCGACGGGACGGCGATCGATTTCATCAGCGGCTTCGGCAACTGCTTCGGCCTCCTATTCACCGGAGTAGTGACGGACGGCACGCATGACCTCAAGGTCCAGGAAAGCGACGTGTCCGGTTCCGGCTTCGCCGACACTCCGGGGGGTGCTTCCTTCGCGCAGCTGACCACGGCTGCCGGCGATGACAACAAGGTGCAGATCATCAACTTCAAGCGTACCAAGCGCTTCCTCCGGGTAAACCGAGTCACCGCCGGCACGACCACAGGCGGCATCTACGGCGTCTTCGCGATGCAGATGAAGAAGGCCATCTAGCCGGGAACGACGGCGAGAGAGCCATGGCCAAGCGACGGTGGGGCCGAGATCGCAAGACGGCGGCCCCACCGTCGTCCGTCGTTGATGAAGTGAAGGCCGCGCAAACAGAAGTGCAGCAGGCGAGCGAGGAGATTGATGAGGTTCGGCGTCTCATCGCGGAGAGCCCGGGTTGGGTGCCTCCTGTGATGACGGCTGTGTGGGAAGAATGAGCTACGACGCCCCAATCAATCGGATGATGGACCCGCCGACCTACCTCTGCGGATGCGGGCATAGCCGGTATTGGCATCGGGCTAGCTGCCAGCACACTTTTGTGCCGGCCGGCTCTGACGTCTCTGTGAAGTGCGCATGCCGAGGCTTCCACTCTCCGTCGAGCTACGAGGCCCGTAAGTTGGAGGAAACCGCCCGTGCCACTCAACAGTAACGCGCTCCTCACGCTTATCGAGGCTAAGGAAGCGCTCAGCATCAATTTGGCTGACACTACGCAGGATGCCGTGGTTGAGCTAATGGTCAACGGCGTGAGCGACCGCATCAAGCAGCACACGCATCGGCAGTTGACCGAGACCACCCATGCCGACATCCGGGTGGATGGGCCAAATTCGCACTTTCTTTTCGTCGAGTGGCCGATTATATCGATTACGACGATCTCAGTCGATGACGCGGTTCAGTCGGTTTGGATACCAGGTGATTCTGGGAGCCCGCGTGATAAGGATGTTTACGTTAGGCACGATCTGGTCATGGGCGCTTACGCTTTCTACCGTTGGAACAAGTGGCGCGGTCTCTATGGTGTGGCTAACGTTCGGCTACAGAGCTTCAAAGCCGGCTACAAGCTGGACAGTGTGGTCCCTCCCAGCATAGTAATTCCAGGAGACATCAAGCAGGCTACGGTATTTGCCGTCGCGCGCTGGTATCACAAGCGCGACAAGGCGCGATATGACGTGCTTACGCAGTCAATCGAGGGGCAGACCACAACCTTCGCCACGGAACCGCTACCGCCTGAGACTGTGAAGCTTTTGGAACCCCACATCAAGATGGTGTACGGAGCCGCTTGATGGCCGGCATTAGCATCGCGGTCCGAGTTGACCCACGATTATACACCAAGATTCGTAAGCATAAAGAGGCTGGGCCGCGTGAATTTGTCAAGAGGATGGCTCGCGCGGAAGCGCTCGCGAAAAAACGCACATCAGGACCGGTGCTTAAGGTGCGTAGCGGTCTCCTGCGGTCGTCAATTACGCACGAGGTTAAGCAGGAGGGGAATGACCTCGTTGGCCGGCTTGGCTCGGACCGTGTTTATGCCGCAATCCACGAACTAGGCGGTACGATTTCGCCCCGTCTGGTGGTGCCACGGCGTAGGCGAGCGCTACGGTTTATGATCGGTGGACGCGTGGTTTTTGCCCAGTTCGCTAACATTCCGGCGGTTACGATTCCTCCCCGTCCGTATCTTGACCCGTCGTTGCAGGAGTCGTTCGCCGGCTTCGAGGCAGCGGTGCTTGGAGAGGCAGAAGCCTGATGTCGGCCCGAATCCGACTTTTCACCGACATACGAGACGAGCTTCTTACCGTCGTACCGACTCCGCACGTCGGGATTGACCTACGTGGCTACATGCAGTTGACCGGCGATCAGTTCGTAAACGGCGCTGTGTTCGTGGTAGCCGGTAGCGGTGGTGGTAATGTGCAGTATCACCCGGAGCGCCGGGTCCGAGAGGAAATGACTTTTTCGATCCAAGGCTACGTTAAGTCCAGCATGGGCACCTTTAATGACGTACACGCCACGCGTGAAGCGTTCTACAAGAAGGTGTGGGACAAGTTGACCGGGCTCGGCATGCAGACCCGGTTGGACGTGAGTCTCGCTGCCAACAACCAGAACGGGGCGGTCCAGATTTTCCACACTTCGGACCCCGATACGGACGAGGGCCAGGTGCCACCATTCGGTTACTTTCGGTTGCCGATGATGGCGCTACTTCACATCCCGTTGGGAACGCTGTAAGGGAGGGCAGACGATGCCGGCACCGATCTACGCAAAGTCCCGCAATGAAAGGGCGTGGGCGGCTGTCGAGCCGGTCGCCAACGTGTTGACCGAAGTCGTCGCCGCCGACGCGTTTCCGCTGCTTCCGGGTGCGAGCATTCCGCCCGCAC